CGTTTTGGATTCCGTCGGGGTGCGTAACGATTCCAAAGACGGTGGATGCCTTTTCGCCTTCTGCCTGAATGAGAACGGGACGCGAGATGTTGTAGAGTTCTCGCGTGATTTGCTTTGCCCGTGCTTCGCTTGTCTGCGTGGCGGTTGGTAGAACTATGATGTATCCGTTCATCAGTAGATGTTGTAGAAGGTGTTTATGTTGTCCTCGATGTTTGCGCGGTTGCTAGATTGGTCGGATTCGTAAATAATAATTTCTTGCATTGTTCCTTGCCAGCTACTTGAATCCGACAAACTGATATTTAATTCCATTGAATCTGTTTCCAATCCTGTTGCGGTGGTCGCTGTCCCTCCATTAACTGCAAGTTGGCTAGTCGTATCGTTTGCAGCAAATACTAAATTGTAGGCCAATCGGTCTTGACCCGTTAAAGTCATATCTGCATTATTCTGCAACTTCAAATCTGTAGCGCTCCACCATCGCACCCACTCTAAATTAGACCCTACAAACCTCAAACGTGTTGCGGCGGTCGCCTTTCCAACGTGGAAAAATGCCCTCAAATTGACCTCTACGCCCGTGCTAAAATTATCAGCTAAATCGAACGTCATTGCTGGCTTTGTTCCTTCCGTCACCACGCCCGTAGTCCCGTCGTAAATCTTCGGCATATTCGCCGTCGTCGTTTGCGCCGCGTCGTTGCTGTTTCCTGATTGGTCGTACCAAACCGAAACGAACCCGTCGTTACTTCCGCAATGCGCAGCAAGTGCAACCGTATCCAACTCGCCGAATACGTTTGCGCCTATATCGGCGTATGAACTCCCGTTGTAAACCTCAACCAAAGCCCCTGTATACGTCGAGTCCAAAAGCCGCAAGGAATAAGCAGCCGCCGCCCCTGAGTACGTGTCGAGCAGGGGCGTGTTTTGGGTGAAGTAGTCGCCTATGTTGGATTCAATGGAGGTGCGGACGCTGGATTTGTCGGAGTTGTATAGAATAAACTCCTGACCTTTCATCGCTGTTGGGGTTGTTAAATTACCACTGTTACCAATAGCAAAACCCGCGCTCGAACCGCTTAAATTGATAGGCGGTGAAAAACCCGTCACGCTTTGGGTTTGCGCTGTGCCGTTTAACGAATCAACAATTTGCGAGCTTGTAAAGAAAATATTCAGCAGATTCTGCTGATTAATTGGAGCGGTTTGATGCGTCCAAGTATTGAAGCCCGAACCGTCGTTTATCTGTGTTTTTTGATTATTTTTGCTATCTACTCCAAACAATATCCAGTAACCTTGTTGCCCTGTTATATCATCGCACCAAATACGACCATTTGTTCCGCTGGTTTGATTGTATAGCGAAATCAAAGATAAATCATTGCTATATGTCAGGCTCGAAAGCGTTAACCCGTCGTCGCTCCCGTCAAAGTCCAACGCCACCTTCCCGCCCTCCTTCACCAACGCGCCACCCGTGTAAATCGTTGGCTGCTTCGTCGGGTCGCTTTGCGTCGCGTCGTTCCCATTCCCGCTTTGGTCTTTCCACGTTACCACGGTACACGTCGTACCCGTGCAGAACGTTTCTATCGCGCTCTCGTCTATGTTGCCTGAACCGTCGAAGCCTATGGTTTGAGTCGTCGAATCCGATGCCCTGCGAATAACCATGCAATCCGTTACGTTGCCATTTAACCGCCGCGTTGAGTACGCCGCCTCCGCTCCGCTTCCGTAGCTCTCATTTAAAAGCCCCGTAAACGCGGGTGCTTGCGCTACCTCCTCCCACGTCATTTTCAAAGAGATCGGTACAGTGCCGCCCGTGCGTTCCTTCAGGTAAGCAAGCAAAGCCGCCTTTGCGTTTGCGAACGTCGTGTTATCAGCGATGGCTGTAAACTGCGTCCAATCGCCTGACGTGTCGGGGTCGGCCTGCGCCTTCTCAGCGTAGTACAACTTTCGCCGAATATCGTAGCCGCTGGTAGGCGTGTCGCTTTGCGCATCCTCGTGCAATCCGTCGCCGTCAGCCTGTGCCGTATAGTACAGCTCGACCGTTTCCGTAGCGCCGTCTAAAAGCGTTTCCGCCTCGCTGTCGTAGTTGCCTGTATACTCTACACCGTTACGCCCTACAATCAAACTTTGATTTATCCAATCCGCGCCGTTGTAATACAAATAATCGCCCGTCGCTGGCGTGCTTATCGTCACGTCCGTAAGTTCGCGCAGGTTATCAGGCGCCGCATCCAAAGCCGCTTGCAAACCCGTGACGCTTGCAATAGGCAAAACGATTTCGTCCTGATAAATTGTAGTCCACTCGCCTTGTTGGTATGCCAGCATCTGGTTGTCTACAGGTTGTGAAGCATCCACGTCGGTCAAGTCGTTTAGCACCTCAGCGCCGCCCGCGTCAGCAGCTGGTACCCATGTTTCGCTGTCTGCATCGTAGCTGAGTATTTGGTTACCCGTTACGCCCGTTACATTGACGTCGGACAAATCGCCAAGCTGCGCGCCGGTGATTGGCGTGCCTAATGCTATCTCGATGTCATCGCGCTTAATGCGAAAAGTGAACGTAAGCACCTGACTGTATCGGCGTGGGTCATACTCTATTTCAAAATCGACGTCATTAAATTGTACGCTTTCCACGTTGACGCCGTTATACGTTCCGCGCACGCGATCCAAAGCGCCGCGCACCGCGCTCGCTAAATCAGCCGCGCCGTTATAAGCGTCGTCATAACAAAGCACCTCCACCCGAACCTCATCCAGCTTGCTCGGTCCGTCGTGCGTATCTTCAGGCTGCACGCTTTGCACCTGATAAATAACAAACGGCACCGCCGTTTCTTGCTCGGCAATTTCTGGAAATATCTTTGTGCCAACGATGTCCGTGACCGCCGTGGTGCCGCTTAAAATGCCGTATATCGCCTTGCCTATATTCATGCCTTTTTTGCTTTTGCTTTCGCTGCTTTTCTTATTGCTCGGTTGTATCCGTCCACCACTTTCTTGTACGCTTTAGGCGTCGCGTTTATTATCGACTTTCTAAATACGCCTTTGTTTCGTCCTTGGCCAAACTTTTGGTCACCGCCTTCTACTATGTTTGCAAACCAGCCGTCACGGTCCACAGGCATCCTGCGACCAACACGCGGACCCACCCAGTACGATGTTTGCTGCTTGTCAATCAACCAAACGCGAATTGACCGCCGCATCGTACCAATCGGAATATCAAGCGGGTCGCTGTTTGGTCCTCTGCGCACTCGCACTACTTCCCTAGCGTCAGAAATATTGCCGAGCATTTCCTTTTTGATGACGTTGCCAGCACCACGGTGAATGCGTCTCTGTACTTTCGGGTTTTTCACCTGTTTACGCAACTCAGCAAGCTGCTTTTCGAGCGGCGTCGTATGTGCGTGAACGTGTATCACGTGCCTGAAATTTGGCAAAGCAAAACAAGCTGGTCCTGTCGGCCAATCTCTTCGATGTTTTGAATGTTGTAATACTTCGAATTGTATAACACGCGATCGTCCGCTTTTATGCCTCGGCTGTCGCTGCTGCTGCGAATCTTAAACCGCAGCCGCTGCACGGGCATATCTTGGTCAGTCGTGATTCGCTCGGTCATGCCTTCGCCCGTCTTCATAAGCTCGGCCCAAACGGTAAGCAGCGTCGCCCACGTCTGTACGCGCTCGCCGTAATCGTTTGTTGTTGTGGTGTATCGTTCCACTGTTATGCGCCGGTCGCTTTGGCCTATCCTCATGGCGTGGTGATGATGCGGTAAGGGTTCAAAATAGCGTACAAACCAATCGGTAATTCTATGGCCGTGGTGCCTGTGGCTACGGGTTGCCGCTGCTCGTAAAGGTGTGCTACCATCCAACGAATCGCCGTTAGCATCGGCGCCGGTACGTCAGCTTCTGCGTATCCCAGCGTCATGTTAATCTGTACGCGGTGGTAAGCGTCGTCGTAGGTGTCCGGCACTTGGTCAAACGTAATGCGCGCAGCATTCGTCTTAATGTCGTACCAATACTTCGCAGTGTCGAGCGTCTGCGTGCTGTTGCTAGTGTCCAAATACGTCACCGAACTGATGGCCGTAATTGGGCCAATCGGAAAACGCGACGGTTTAAAATAATCGAGATAGCCCACGGCAGTTACGTCGCCCAGCCGCGTGTTGCAATAATCCTCGATCCACTTTATTGCCGCGTCGCGGTACGCTTCAATTAGCGTGTCCTCGTCGCTGTGGTCAACACGCAAATGGCTCTTTAAATCGGCAACCGTTATAACGCTGTCGAGCGTCGGCGTGCCTGTTATTTCCACGGTCATCATGTCGCTAAAATACGGACAAAAAAAAAGCCCCGTGAGGGGCTTCTGTTATTTTAGAAGGCTGCAACCAATCGAGTCTTAGAAAATCGGCGGTTATACTCTCGTCCGCTTTTATCTGCAATCTCAGTAACCCAAACCGACTTTGCAGTTTCTTTTGTGATTTCTTTTACTGTTGAGGTGTCGCCAAAGTTCCATACCATCTGCATTCCTTTTTTGAGTTCACCGGCTGGGATTGCGTTAACTCGTCCGATGTGCTGGAGTTGGATTGTGTTGTTCATAGCTGTTTGTTTTTGTTTGTTGTTGTTTGATGTATCAAATATACGGTAACCTTTCCTTTCTACGCAACTTTTTTCGTAATTATTTTAGATGTTTTTTCGTTTTCCCTGTATTTACTGGGGTTTCAGAGCATAAAAAAAGGGCGACCGAAGCCGCCCCTTTCCCGAATTATCACGATGCTGATTATGTCAGCTGCGTAGCTTTTGCCAACGCTCCCGCTTGACGTACGTCAAAGTCAAAGAAACGGTTTACGTGCAAAGTAATTTGCGCGTTGCCCGCTGCGCTGTAAGGGTCAACCAACAAATCGAGGCCACCGAAGTAAGCCAAGATTCCGCCCTGAGCGAAGTTACCGAACAACATCTGACCTGCAGGCGTAGTAGTGTCAGCCAATACGCCATTAACCAAGTAAGGAGTTGCAACCGCACGGAAACCGTTGAATTGGCCGTTGTCCCACAAAGGAGAAACAGAAGCAACAGCAGCCTCAGCTTTTGACAGCTGGTAAGCCAATGGTGACATGACATAAACGCCGCCTGCCAAGTTACCGCCGTCTTCCAGCACTTCAGCTTCCATCTTAAACGCCAAAGCAGCATTCAAAGCGGTATCGCCTGACGTGGAAACGTTGATAGCAGATGATGCCAAGATGGTGTCAAAACAAGCGTCGTCGATGTACGCGTTCATCGCTGCTGACAATTCGCCAGCAATCAACGCGTCTACCTCAGCACCGCCCTGCAAAACCAATTGCTTGCTGTAAACGGTCTTAGCAGATACACGTTGTGGAGTCAATGAAAGTTCATCCATCTCCATGCCTGAAGCAGCATTAGCATCAACTTCGCCTTCGCCTGTTCCTGCAGCTTTCACGCTTACTCGTGGGAACTTCAAGTTGCCTGTTGCGTTACGGATGACAGTTGTGCCGAGTCCTTCAATAACGGTTGGCGCTCGCAAAGCCTCGATAGCAGCAGGCACAACAGTTGGAACAAATCCTGAACCGTCGCCGCTTCCTGCTTGGAAATCGTCAGCACCACCAGCACGCAATGCTACGGTAGGAATGGCGATTTGTCCAGCCATCTGCAAGCCTTGTGATCGTGCTTCTTTGTGAGCTTCAGCAGCCCACTCAGCCTCAGCACCTTCCAAGCTGCGACCGTTAGCGATTTGTGCAACGGCACGCGACAAAGAAAACGCGCCGTTTACGCGCTCAATTTCTCGCTTTTCTGACGTGGTAGCGTTTCCGCTTTGCGCCATGCGTGCAACCATTTCTTGTTCACGCGTCTTGTGCTTAATCTTTACATCCAAGTCGGCAATCATGTTGTCCAACTTGTCGCATCGCTCCTGCTCTGCTTCTGTCAATGAGCGGCCCTCTGAGTCCGCTTTTTGTCCGATGCCTACGAACTCCTCGTAATACGCGGAGCGTTGGCCTTTAAGGTCGTTAAGTGTCATATTTGAAAAATTGCTTTCTGATTTCTGCGTAAAGTTACGCGGTTCGGTTTTTATAGTTTCAGGTTCTGCGCGTTCTTCCTGTACGGGTTCCTGCGTTTCCTGTTCGTCGTTCAATTCCGCCGCTTCCTGCGCCGCCGCTGCCATGTTTCGCGCTGCTACTGTTGTACTGGGGCTTGCTGGGTATGTTACACTGGATACATCTATGAGCCTGCCCAGCTTAGTAATGGTCCTCGTGCTGCGGTCCTCGCTCCATTCGTCTTTGTCGATGGTAAACGCAAACGAACTTTGTGTGATGTCGCCGCGCTTAATCAGCTTGTAAAGGTCGCGCCCGTCCTGCGTGTCGGCCAAAGCCGCGCGGTACTTTAGGCCCGTTTCGTCAACGCTCAATTCCAGTGTGCCGTTCGTGGTGCGTGCCAACGGCGCGCCCGTATGATTCAGCAAAAACCGTACGTCATCGTTTAACACCTCATCGAAGGCGCCGCGCGATACGGATTCTTTGAAATATCCTAAATCGTATTCAACATCGAAGTTACTGGCGTAGCCTTCAACTACTAACGTATCGTCACCAGCCGCGCGGACTTCTGCCGTGCGCAGTTCTACGTTCTCACCGTATTGGCTGCGCAGTTCTTCAATGCGCTTGTCATCATTCTGTTCCATTACTTTCTGTTAGTTTGTCCGAATAAGCGCCCAATTTGTCAAGCGCGATTTGGTTGACTTGCACGACATGGGTGTCACCCCCGCTCGTAGGGTTGAGGTCCTCCCGTTCTCGGACTTCGTTAATATTTAAAACGCCGTTTTGAAGCATCTGCGTGTAAAAACTCGCACGGCTCTGCATATCGCCACGGTACAAATCATTGAGCAAAAATTTGCTGTAAATCTGTGGCCGCTCGCGTGATTGGATCAATTTTCTGTCAATCTCTTGTTCGATGCGTTTGGCCCAAGGCGAAATTGTGTGGCGTGCAAATTGCAGGTTTTGTTGCTCGACGTTGTTGTATGTCGTCTGCGATTCCAGTTGCACCAAAGTCGGCGGAACGCTAAAAATGCGGCAAATTTCCTCGGCTTGAAACTTACGCGTTTCAATGAATTGCGCTTCGTCGGGGCTAATGGAAATGCGCGAATATTTGAACCCAAACGGCAGCAATTTAGTACCCGCTTGACGCGCCGCGCTGTTCCAACTGCCTTGGATAAGGTCCATTTGCTCCTTTTTTAGGGGCTGATCGCTGCTCAAAATGCCTGTCATTTGGCCGCCGCTGCCGAAATATTCCGCACCAAATTCCTCGGCTGCTTTCGCTAAACCAAGGTTTTCACGGTGCAAGCGAATCGGGCTTTTTCGCTGCAAATTGCAGATTTCAAGCATATTTTCCGCCTGAACCATGCCTACATTCTTAACGCTAAAGACGGGTTGGCCATTGACAAATTTTCGGTCTACGTCGTAGTAATCAAGGCCGATCAGGTTGGTGACATAACCGCGATTATCGCGCTCAATTAAGGCATATCCGCACCCGTGCAGCACCGCCATGCTTACAATGGTCTCCCAAAATTCGTAAGCCGTTTGGTATTCGTTCGGGCGGTATTTGATAACGTCGTAAGCTGGGTGAACGTTGGCGGGCTGTATCTC